TATACGGCAAACTATTTGCCCGTTATAGTAGTCGTCTGACTCTAATACTCTATGATTAAATTGCTCTCTAGCTTCTATATAACTGCATGATGCCTTTGAAGTACAATAAAATAATATTTCTCTTGTGAAGTTGTCTGAGCCTAGCTCTGCAATGTCTTTGTTTAGTTGATCGTTGCTGCCGAAATAAGTTTGCCAGTCTGAATCTATTTTGCTTCTAATTTTCTTGCGCTTCTTGTTGCCGTTTTTAAGTTTTACTACTCGATATGTTGTCTTGCTAAATTTTGCTAATTTTTTGCCGATATACTTCTTTCCAGTTAGAACATTTACAATAATGTAAACAAACCCAATACAATCTTCGGGGAGTGCTACTACTTCTGTGCCTTTATAAGTCCACACTATACTGCTAACTTCTTACCAATTGCGGTCCTACCTAATACCCATCCATCGCCAGGGCATTCTCTACTTTTCTGAGACACACCATCTTTGCTCCACCACCTATTTCCAATTGTTGCTTGTGTACGTTTAATAATAACTTCTTGCGTCTGCTTCCGACCGGACATTGTTGCTGATTGTTTTAACTTTTGAGACTCTGATTTAGGTTTTCCTTTTGCCGCCAACGACATATTTAATTTGTGTTCTGCTGATTTAGGTTTTCCTTTATTTCCTTTAGCATTTTTATTGCCTAACATTGTATTAGAAGACACACCTTCACCACCGTCGGTTTTATTTCTTAATATTCCTGTTTTTAAATCTTTCCTGCCATACCAACGAATCATTCGTCTTTCAATAGCAAATGCTCCAAGCTCGGTAAGTCCTGACTCTAATATTACTATTCTATCAGTAGGCGGAACCTTTACTTTGTGGTCCTTAGATTTATGCCTCGAATCGTGCCCCTTGCCTATGTAATACGGCGAACCGTCTACTCTTAAATAAGCATACACATAATAAATATTCATTGCTGATAGTCCTATAAACTGTTAGAGTTAGCGGATACTCTAATATCGCGGCTAACACTACTATTTAGCTGATTACCAACACCGGTTAATTTTTCCTAACAAATTTTCATCATGCTACCTCCACATCATTAGAATAATTTGTAAATCCACCTTCTTTGACAACCTTAAGGATGTTTTCAACACGCCCAGCAAGTTCATCTCTATGACTTACCAGCCAAATTGATTTTTGTCGCTCTCGACTCATTTGTTTTAACAATGCTAACGCATTTTCGACGCCTGATGTATCAAGTCCGTTGTCAATCATTTCGTCTATAAACAACAGATTAATGGGTTGATACAAAGACTCAAACACATCACGGAATGCCCACGACATACTTAAAATTAATCGATTGCGTTCTCCACGACTTAAATTATCAAAATCTAACTCGCGACCTAGTTCTTCAATGCTGACAGTTAGGTCGTTTTGGAACACTACTGTATGCGGCAAGCCCACACGATCTAAGTAGTGTGTTAGTCGGGCGTTTAGATAACTAAGATTTTGCTCAATAATCTTTTTACGGATAAACGAATCTTTGCTTGTAAGTAATTTGAGTAAGAAGTCTTGGTGTTCTTGTAAACGAGTAAGCTCGTTCAGTGTGTCATATGTGATCTCTTTTAATGCCTGTTGTTGCATTTCTGTAATTTGTTCACTATAAGGATCTGTTTCTGCTGATTTGCTGGCAATCTGTTGTTCTAAGTTTGCCACAGTAGCTTGGTGTTGAATAGCGTCAGATTCTTTATCGTAAAACATCTTAGGTGGCTTACCTAACGTGCCCAAGGAGTCGTGGGTAGTCTCCAATTCTGATAAGAGGGTGCTATATTCTGTGCCACTCTGTCGAGCCGCTGCCAAATCCGTCTGCTTGCTTTCCAAAACTTGTTGGTGCTTACTGTCGTGGAAGGCCTGTCCGCACGTATGACACTCATGAGCCTCAAGCGTCTCAATTTCTTTTGATAATTTGGCTGCCAGCTTGTCTTCCCTACTGACGTCCAGTTTGACTCGTGAGATCTGGCCCGATAGTTCATTGATATCCTTGCGCTTTTGATCCCATGCCTTGTGATCCGTGTGCGCTTGGATCTCTGTTTCGATCTGTATATTCTGTAACGCCTTAAGGGCCTTCTCAAGTTCTTTGATATCGTCGCCATGCTTAGTTGTCCATAATGTTTGTCTACGCTTTAAACTTTCTACTTGTTCCTCTATACGTTTGTTGGCCTCTTGCTCAGCACGGATACGGAACTCTTCTTGCTGTATTGCATCTTTAGTTTCTTTATTAAGTTCTTTAATACGATCCGCTCGCTCACTTAACTGTGTGATGCCGAGCAACTGTTCAATAATAGTACGCTGGTCGTTGGCTTTAAGACTTAGGAAAGGTTCTGTATAAGTGTTAAGAGCAAGAATATGTTTGAACATATCGTGACTTAGCCCAAGTGTAGTTTCGATTGCATCTTGTGTTTCGCGGCTATCACCTTGAGCATTGTCTGTGACCGCTTGTTCTTGGTTGTTGACAAAGAATCTAAGTAAGTTAGGTTTACGCCCACGCTCAATTTTAAAATCCTTGCCGCCAACACTAAAATCAAGACTGACCAACATATTCTTGCCATTAGTTTTGTTAACCAAATTATCTTTACGGATGTTACTCAACGCGGTGCCATATAACGCATAGCTAAGAGCATTGATAATTGTAGTTTTGCCTGTGCCGTTGCGACTCCCGTCACCACCTAGGTCTAGATTTTCACCTAGCACAAGTGTTAAGTCCTTGCGATCAAAGTCAATACCTTGAGTGGAGTTACCCACACTCATAAAATTTTTCACGGTTAAATTCTTTATATGGATCATAAGTTTTGATATATTTTCAATAGTAATTTAGGATCGTAGAATTCACTTTCAATATTAGTAAGTTGATCTGTAACAATTTGATCTACACTTTCAAACTTGACTTCTCCTGGTGCCATGTCGATATCAATGTCGGTGCGCTTGCTGGGTATTAGAGCCATTTCTCGCAAATTATGATCTCGAACAAATGTATCTTTAATAAAATTAGCCTCTTCGTAGCTAATGTCAATGTCTAACTCTACACGCACATGCATATTAGGTTTTAGTATGTTTTTACCATTGTCAATGGCCTCGCTCAATTTCATCACACGATATAACGGTTGCCCTGGCCACGCAAAGTATTGATCTTCACAGCCCCACTCTTTGATCATCATACCACGCTGATCATCACCAGCATCGGCAAAATTATGTGGAAAGCAGTTACCGATATAGTTGATATTCTTTTTGTGTTGTCGCAAATGGAAGTGTCCAGAGAATACACTTTCAATACCGCCAAAACTTTCAACTTTAATTTCACCGTGATCCGGCATTTCAATAAGGGCATTCATTTTGAAGTGCGGCAATTCAAAGTGCCCGAACATGTACTTGGCACTCATTTTGGCTAACTTTTTATGATCGTCCCCAACTAACCAAGGAGCAATAATAACATCTCCGTCTTTAAAAAAGTCATTAACAATGACAATGTTAGGAATGTGTTTGGCCCATTCTGTAGAATAGATATCACGCTTGTCGCGATAATATAAATCGTGATTGCCTGGAATAAAGTAAAAACGATCAAATGCCTTGGATAGTTTTTCTAAACTACGCAGGCTATACTGTAGTGTCTGCATGTTGATAGCTGCACGTTGATGGCTCCAATCGCCGAGGAACATACCGGTTTCACAACCATTGGCTTTGGCAGTTTCAATAAACCAATCAATAAAATCACTACAGTCTTGATTATGCATTTGACTGTTTGATTTAAGACCGAAATGTATGTCTGTGCAGACAGCTACTTTTTTAAATAGATTGCTCATAGATTAACAGTATACAGGAGTAAAACAAAGTTTGCAACCAACTAGGTTAAGTCTCGTTGTTATATTCAGCAATATCGATATTTGTGACCACTGCACCAAAGTTAGGATTCTTCTTACCGGCATTCTGACGAGTCCAACTAGGATTTAATCCTGCTTGTTCCAGCATGTCATCGCGAATGTTTTGATTTTTCTTTTCTAAATTCAAAATACGAGTGAAGCTGTTGGTAATTGCCGCAGTATAGTAGGCAAATGGGTTTTGTGATTTACTCTCATCAAATTGTAGGCCAATTTGACTGAGCTGTAACAAGGCTTGACCGCGCATTTCTTCATTGTAGGTATTGCCAGTCAGATAGACCTTGCCATTACGACGAGCAACAAAGCTGCCATATTCGGTTTCTGGACACCAGACCTGACCGTTGTACGGAACTGTTGGAACATTTGGAAAAGCA